CGCCGCTCCCGCTCCTGCGCCTGCCGCTGCTCCCGCAGCGGCTGTGTCACCGATGCCGCCGCACCCCGCCGACACCCGTGACAAGGCCGAGAAGGCTGCGAACAAGGCGTGGGGCACCGCCCGCTACCAGGCGGCCCCCGACGAGTTCTGGGACAACCGCCCGAAGAAGGCGGCTGGCGAGTACAAGCCGAACAGCCCCGACCTGAAGCACAAGGAATCGGGTCTGGCGGTCTGGCTGTAAGCCGTCCACGATCTGGGGCAGGGGGCGACCACCCCCCACACAGGCGCTCTCTGCCCCAACCAACCTGCCTGGGAGGCATAATGGCTTTGCCACGACTGTTGGATGACGACTCAATCGACGCCGCAATCGAGGCGGCACAGACCACCTCCCATGGCACGGGGACAGACGTAGACGAACCTGCGTCTGTCCCCGAGTGGAGGTTCGTCCGTCATCTCAACTCAGCGGTAGACCCGCTGGTCGACGCCCTACAGAACACCGAAGGACGGTTGATGTGGGGCATCCGAGACTTAGACCTGATGATGCGAGGCGTCGGCAACGGCGACCTGTGCTTCGTCACAGGACGAGCACACAGCGGCAAGACACAGCTGGTCATGCAGGCCATCTGCAACAACGCCCACGGCCGCTTCATCCTGTTCACACCCGACGAGATGGCCGAGCTAGTGCTGATGAAGCTCGCCGCCATCATGCGAGGGCTGAACCCCGAGCATGTCGAACAGGCCCTGAAAGCTGGCGACAACGACATGGTCGAACTGCTCAGGACCGTCGCTGCCGACGACTTCCCGAACCTCGTCGTCATCGACGACGGACTCGATTTCGATGACATGCGCAAGGCTGTCATGGAATGCGAGGCGTACTGGGAGGCGCCTACACAGGGCATCTTCATCGACTATCTGGAACTGATCCCTGGTGACGCCGACCACGACGGCGTCACATGGAAGGTGCAGGAACTCAAGCGGTTTGCCAAAGGCACCAAACGCCCCGTCGTCTGCCTGCATCAGGGCAAGCGTGGCGAACGAGGCCAAGCCAAAGGCATGGACGGCATGCGGTACGGCGGAGAGAACGAAGCGACCTATGTGGTCGAAGTGTTCCGCAAGTGCCAAGACGAGACGCTGGACGCCTACGATCGCGAAGCGGAGCAGAACAGCATCACCGTCGGTGTCGTCAAGAACAAACGGCCACCGTCGAAGACGGGCTACGTCGACCTGCACATCGCTGCAGAAACAGGCGCCATCAGGCCCATGCAAGAGGGCGACCGTTACGTCCGTCCCGACGACGGCGCAGGCCCCACACAATCACGAGCCGAGCACAACGCTGCAGCCCTACAAGCCCTGAAGGACGAAGTGGCAGCTACCCAGCCAGCAGCCGAAGGTGCCGACCGACCCATGTTCTAGGGGGGACATGACCGACACATTCATCACCCTGTTCCAAGGGAACCCTGCCGTCATCGGCACAGAAGAAGGTGGCTGCGACCGCAGCCCACACAAGACCACCGCCGACCACATGGCCTGGTGGGTCACACAGATGCAGCAACACCTAGACGGCGGCCCACAGGCAGGCGTGTACCCGATGGTGCAAACCTCCGACGGGTTCGTCGTTCACTGGGGCTGCATCGACGTAGACGAAGGCGAAGAAGCGTCGCTGATCCACGCCAACAACATCGTCACCGTTCTCCGCAAGTTCGGCGTCACAGGCTGGATCGAACGCTCACGCTCCAAGGGCTACCACGTCTGGGTGTTCGCCCAAGACTGGCTGCCCGCACAACTCATGCGCCACGCCCTGCTCGCTGCTGCACAGATCGCACAGGCACCCACCCGTGAGATCAACCCGAAGCAGTCGACCCTGGCAGACGGCGCAGTCGGCAACTACGTCAGACTGCCATACCCAGGCGACAACCCTGGGGCCGACGAGCATCGCCGCATGGTCGTCGATCACACGCTGGACGAGTTCGTCACAGCCGCACACGAGTCGTCTGTAGACGCCCCCACGTTGGAGCCGCTGGCTGCCCTGTACAAGGCACCACAGCTGGTGACGGCCAAGAGTTTCGGCAGTGGCGGCGTGAGCCGTGCCAAGTCGGCACGGCGACGCATGTCTGGCCTGGCCTGGCACATGTACACACAAGGCTGCGGACGGCAGGACGATCGTTCGGAATGGCTGTGGGCTTTCAGCCGTGAACTGACCAAGTGCGACCTGTCTCTGTCCGAAGCACAGGAGTTCCTGTACGAGGCGCATGACCAGCACGCACCCAAGTGGGATCATCGTGCAGACAGAGGACGACCACAGCTGGACAGGATGCTGGCCAAAGCATCTGGGGCTGTGTCATAGGAAGGCAACCGTGAGCGAACAGAACCGACGGGCTGTGCTGCTGGAAGCAGAAGAAGCTGTCTGCAGCGACCGCAACAAGGACTACGGCGATCCCGAAGACAACTTCGACGACATCGCCCGCCTGTGGTCTGCGTACATGCGCAGCCCATTCACACGAGCAGACGTAGCTGTGCTTATGATGCTGGTGAAGGTGGCACGCATGAAGACCTCGCCAGCACTCAGGGACCACTGGGTAGACATCGCAGGCTACGCAGCCTGCGGCTACCCCTCAGCACTGGCAGACGGCGAAGATGCTTGAGTGCATCGGATTCATGGCGTTGCTGTGGCTGATAGCTGTCGTGTATCTGCTGGTTGTGTCGAAGGATCTCGATGGCTGAACACCTGACGAATGCAGCCCAGGACTGGGTCGAACAGGCTCACTGCCGCATCACCAAGATCAACCCCGACTACTTCTTCCCCGAACGGGGCGGTTCTGCACAGAAACAAGCAGAGAAGCTGTGTGCCCCCTGCACCGTCAAAGACGAGTGCCTGCGGTTCGCCCTAGACAACAACGAGTGGATGGGGATCTGGGGCGGCAAGTCAGGCAGGCAACGCCGCAAGATCAAACAGCTAGAAGCCAAAGGGATTGAGTGGCGATGACCAGACGCAAGCCCATGCGCATGTACATGCAGCTCAAGCCGAAGGTGAAGCAACGCCCTCGGCTTGGGCGCCGTGGGCGAGTGTTCACACCCACAGCCACGCTGCAACACGAGGCCGAGATCGCAGCCCTGTGGAAGAAGAAGTTCGGTAAACGCAAACCGCTGGAAGGCCCCGTGTTGGTGTCTGTCGACTTCGACAAACACGGCATGTGGGTAGAGGTGGCGCCTACAGACCTGCCGTCTTTGATGCGGGGAGACATCGACAATTACCTGAAAGCCGTCCTAGATGCGTTAAACGGGATTGCGTATGTCGATGACAAACAGATCTCGGTGTTATTGTCCACAACCACAGGGCACCTGTGGAAAACCCAGGAGGAAGACATGCCGAACGTCGGTGGTAAGAAGTACCCGTACACGAAGGCTGGCAAAACTGCTGCGAAAAAGGCTGCCAAGAAAGCCACGAAGAAGAAGCGATGAGCGAAGTATCACCGCATCCTCGTCGTCTGATGGAAGTGCTGGGCGATCTGGCTGAGCAGTTCGACGACGCTATCGACTGGGGCGACGACGCAGACGAAGAGATCGTCGGCGCCTGTGACCTAGAGAACCCCGAGTCGTGTGAGAGTTGCCAATGACGCAGCGTGTACTGAACGGAATCATGGCTGACGTGATGCGACGGGCAGGCATCAGCCCTGCCGTCGCACAGCGAATGCTTGACGGCGAGTGGGTTGCCGACGAACCTGTAGATCTGGAAGGAGCCGAGAATGGCAGCGAAGAAGCCAGCGAAGCGGGCGTCTAAGTCTAAGTCTCGTGTGAACGAGGCAGGGAATTACACGAAGCCCACGATGCGCAAGAACCTGTTCAACCAGATCAAGGCAGGCAGCAAAGGCGGCAAGCCTGGCCAGTGGTCTGCCCGTAAGGCTCAGATGCTTGCGAAGCAGTACAAGGCCAAGGGCGGCGGGTACAAGTAATGGCTGCCAAGAAGAAGTCGCAGAAGTCTTTGGACAAATGGACAAAGCAGAAGTGGCGCACTGCTTCTGGCAAGCCGTCCACGCAGGGACGCAAAGCGACGGGCGAGGCGTACATGCCTGCGGCTCAGGTCAAGAAGTTGAAGTCAACAGAAGCAGGCCGCAAGAAGCTGGCTGCTGCCAACAGGAAGAAGCGCGAAGCAACGAAGCAGGGCAAGCAGCATGCGAAGCATGGCCTGCACAAGGGAAAGAAGCGGTAATGGCCGAGAAGAAGAAGAAGGATCCACGGCTGGAACGTGCAGGCGTGTCTGGCTACAACAAGCCGAAGCGCACTCCTAACCATCCGAAGAAGTCGCACGTCGTAGTCGCCAAGGAAGGCGATCAGATCAAGACGATTCGTTTCGGTCAGCAGGGCGTGAAGGGTGCGGGCAAAAACCCGTCGTCCAAGTCCGAGAAGGCACGACAGAAGTCGTTCAAGGCCCGCCACGGCAAGAACATCTCCAAGGGGAAGATGTCGGCGGCGTACTGGGCAGACAAGGTGAAGTGGTAATGGAACCGAAGAAGCCGACCAAGAAGGCTGCGAAGAAGGCGACGAAGAAAGCGGTGGCGCCTACGCCACCGCCCCAGCGTAAGCCTGCGTGGGACGTGCAGCGTGCCCAGTTCGACATGCAGAACCGTTGGCGCCCGATCATCGAAGATGGTTACGAGCCGTTTGCTGTTGACGGCGGCTGGCTGTATCTGAAAAAGAAACTGGACTGATGGGGGCATTCAGGGACCAGTCGTGGAGCAACAGGTACACGGCCATGGGAGACGCTGCCGAAGCGCAGTGCGTGGCCTGGCTCGACAGCAACGACCGAGGATGGGTGCGATACGGACTAGACCGACCGCCCCTGCGGATGTCAATGCTGCCCGAGTTCATCCGCCACACCCCTGACTTCCTCACCAGCGCCAGCCTCGTAGAGTGCAAAGGGTTCGGGCGGGACCAGCTAGGCAAGATCAAGCTCGCTGACTGGGCATCGCTGATCTCGTGGCACAAGCTGCATCCCGTCGAACTGTTCTTCTACGACCAACACAACGAACGGTGCATCGTCGTGCCGTTCGACAACCTGCACCAAGTGCTGGCACACAGAGACAAGCGGATCCAGAAGGATCAATTCAACGACGACCCTCCCAAGCCATACTGGGCTTTCCCTGCCGACCTTCTGGCAGAGCTAGGCGAAACCCATGGGTCAATCACAACCGAGGCGTAGACGCACCCAACCTTCCGTTGAGGACCGTGCTGCGCTGCAGGAGAAATGGGAGCGGATACTCGTGGCCGAGGGACTACCAGCGGAACCTAAGCGCCCGTTTATGCGGGATTCGAAGCAGGACGCCGACGGCGTCCGCCGTTGGCGTGGCCCTCGGGAGATCTCGTCAGACCTGATCGATGTGCTAGGATACGATGAACGTGTCCTCACAGCCACTGAGAAGCTCATGCAAGCCCCCCACGCTCCTCTGGGTGGGTACACAGCCGAAAAGCTCCACGAGCTACGAGAAGCGCTCCTAGACGCCATAGAGGAAACATTGACGGCACGAGAGGCTGAAGCTCTCGTGTCGATCGTTCTCGGCCAAGACACTTACGAATCTGTTTCCCGCCGAATGAAGCTGCCCCGCAGCACCTGCTACCTGACAGTCGCACGAGGTTTGGACAAGCTCCGAGAGGTGCTAGAAGATGTGCCCGAAGTAGCGGAATACCTAGAACGACACACAGTAAAGGAAACCGAATGACATCAGCCATGGGATACTTCGACGGCCTCGGCACCACAGCCGCAGCCGTCCAATACGACGGAACCGTGTACGGCGCCCAACGCCTACAGGACTGGGTGCTAGAAGACGAACTGCCACCCGACTACGAACAAGACGAAGTCCGCAATAACACAGCCACCCTGTTCATCTTCAACAACCCGTTTGAGATCGAACCGACCGACTGGCTCGTCCACACCATCGAAGGCGACTGGCTCATCTTCGATGAAGACAACATGCAAGACCTGTTCGAATACGTTGAGGAACACGAGGCGACGTGAGCGGAATCGACGAGACTGAGGAATGGCTGGAGATGCTGCACCAGATGGGTGTCGACATCTGCAACACCCCCGCCGACCCTCAGTCCGTCGTACCCACAGACATGTCAGGCGCCTACATCAGCGACGACGGCTACTGCGTCACAGTCATGCGCTGGCCACCGTCATGGATCGCAGCGCTACGGATGCACCTGCGTCACCTAGACGACCATCCGTGCCCGATGGGCATGATCGCAATCATGCAGATCGCTCAAACGATCGAAGAGATGATGCGGCCAGCGGCAGCACCGCTGGCCCGCTACCTGATCGAAAACCCTGAACTAGCTGAACGTCACGAAATCGACTTCGACCTGACCGCTGAAGAGATCCAAGACATCTTCTACCTGCGCAACGACGACTGGGTGTGGGAAATCGACTACGACGGCGGCTGCGACTGGGACTAGACGGGAGTCACAGCCCGCCGCACCGCCACAGTCGTGGCAGTCAGCGTGCCGATAGCGGCAGCCAACTCGCTACCGTCCAGATCCAGCCCGATGATGGCGGCTACAGCCACAATCAGGTTGGCGATCAGCACAGGCTCAGTACGAATCTTCGACATAGTCATTCCTCACTCAAAGAAGGCGGGGTTCTCTCTCCGCCACAACTCAAACT